TGTACGTACCGATATTAGCGGAAGTCATCTGCCCGAATAGGTTTGCACCAATCGTTGCACCGTTAGTAGCGTTCATGTCGCCAGTGTAGCCGAGTCCGGTGATCGTTACCGCTCCGCCGCCTGCACCAGATAGCGTTCCGTTACTTGCCAGTGTAATCGCTGAATTAAGTGTGCCAGCAGCCGCATAAGCCGGATTCAGCGCAGTTCCGCTACTAAGGATTGTATTACCTGATGCATCCTTAATCGTGATCGATTTCATCGCGGCATTACCGTTTGAATCGACGGTGAAGTTACCGTTGGCACTGCTAACAGTTCCGGACACAGTTAGCGATCCTGTGTTCGTAGACAACGCCGAAAGGTTGCCCACCCGGAAATTGCTCATGTACGGAATACCCCACACCGTATTATTCGCTACTGGATTGTAGATACCGTTCGACTGGAAAACAGACTGCCCTGCTGCTGCTGTTGGTACAGTCGTTGACCATGCACGGGTTTCGCCCCATGTCCCAGTCGTTGGCAGGTTTGTTCCCGATGCTGTGAATGTAGCTGGCGTTGTGTTTAGGCTACTACCGTCAATCAGGGTGTAGGCAATCGTCGCTGAAGAGCCTGCCGATCCGGTAGAACCATCCGTACCTACGTAGCTGATCCCAGAAATAGAGGCTGTACTCCAATCGATGCTAGTTGTCGATGCTCCGCTAGAATCTACCAGAAGGACACTTGCTTCGTACAACGTGTAGCCTGTTGACGGAGCGTTTGGCTTTGTTTTAGTCCAGCCGGTTGCTGGTACGGTATTGTAATCGCCAGTAGCCCACGTGTACGTAGCAGAGCCAGTAGCAGTAGGCGCTGGACCGTTCGCCCACTGATAAGCAACCGCCCTGACGGTCTTAACACCCGGAGCACCTTGAGGGCCGGTAGCACCGTTTTGAGAGATTGCAGAAAGGACCGCTCCAGCCGAGTACGTAACGTTTGTCGTCACCGTACCTGATGCGGCAGATACCTGCTTTTGAGCTACCCAGAGCTGAACGCCTGCTGTACCCGGATTAGTTGGAACAGAAGTATTCCAGCTATCCGTGCCGGAGTACGACGTATTCGCTCCGCTAGCCCAAGTAAATGTAGCCGTTCCATTCGGCAAAGCTGGCTGCGTTGATGACCACTTGTACAAGTATGATGTGGCGTACTGTGTACCGTTCGTACCGTTTGTTCCGTCCCGGCCTGCTGCGCCGTCTTCCACTTTCGAGATGACTTGGGACGCAGTGTACATTTGCCCGTTGTCAGTAACAGTTGCCGTCACAGTTACGTTATCAAGCGACATCGAGCTAAATGCCAATGTACGAGTATTTCCAGTTCCAGACAACGTTGCACTACCGACTGGAGACACAGCGAATGATGCGACTGCTCCGGCGATATTCACAGGGGTAGCTTGAATAGTGATCGTCGTCGGGAATGGTGTACCGTCAGTCGCCACGTGGAATACCGGCGTACTAACAGCGAGGGCTAGGTAGCGACCCCCTGCTGTTGCGCGAGCTGATGCACTCTGCAACAGCACGTCGCGGTCATTCAAAGTTGTTGCCATCTTTTGTCCTTATACGAGTACGCCGACTGTAACGTGACCGTTCAGCCAATTAGGAGCCAGCGAAACAACGATACCTGTCTTTCCATTTTGAAGACCGAATCGTTGGTTAGTAATTGTGATTGCGTTACCCAGTTCAAGCGTTGCCAGCAAATCCGCTGTTCCTTCGAATTCGAACACTGTACGTGGAGTACTCCAGATATCAAGCTGACGCTGTGCTTCCGTTACTGCCTCTGTGCGACGAATCAGCATGGTATCTTGTTGAGCTGGTGCAGCGTTCAGTTTATAAGCTGCTTGCACGGCACTAGACGTTACGATGGCATTCAGCCATTCCATCTCGTAGAGCTTCTTGTGCTCGTCAGGAATCGCGGTAAGCAGTCCTTCTTGCACTGTCCAATTCTTGCAGAATCCGAGGTTAACACCGGCCTTTACAAGCGGACGGGATTTAATCTTCAACGAACGCTCAACCATCTGAGCTGGGCCGACTTGAACCGGCGTTCCAGTTCCGGGCACTGCCAACTGAATCAGACGGAGCTGTCCAAGCCTCGACATTACCAGCTGAGCCCCAACGCTTGCCGCTAGATTCTGGCACAGCTCAAGCACATTTGTACGTCCATCTGCGTACACCCCGACAGGCTGCGTGTGAGCTGCCTCGAATGTACTCAGATTCGTAGTATCAAGGTCTGCCGTGGTAAATCTGCCGCTGGCCGTTCCGTAGCTTGTTACGATACGTTGGATCAGCGCTGAAATTGTGTTGCGGTACGTTCCATCACCTTTATCACCTTGCACAGAGACAGTGATTTGCCCTGCCGATGCTTGGGTAAGTAGGAACGTGCCAGTTGTAAGGTCCGGTGTTGCATAACTCACCGGCATACCATTATCCCGAACCTCGATAATCTTTTCGATCTGGACGTCGTGCACTTGGTATTTAAGTGTCGATGCATCAACGAGTTGAGGGGTAACATTATGTACCTCTCCGAACGTCAAGCTGATAACTTCGTCTTTATTTGCTCCTGATCCTCCGATAGTTTTGTCGGTGATCGGGGTATTTAGATATTGCAATTTGTCGCGGAGCGTTAGGTTCAGCACTTCGCGAGATTTGCTGCCAATGGTCGCTACAACGCCATTGAAAATCATTTGAAAATCGGAACGAGCCCAACGCGGGTCGCCAATCCAAGCCTTCAGTGGGCGATTATCCCATACGTCATTTAGCCAACTGTCACGCTCTCCGCTGTAGTTGGCGATTTCGATATCACCTACAGAGATGCTACCACTTCCATCGATATCAAGTTGTTCAGTGTAAGTGAACCCGGTAGTTACAGCGGGTTCATAATACTGGTTAGCTGGGCTGTCCGTTGGTGACGTTACGTAAGGACGGGTAGACAAATACCGGGTTGTTTCCAACCCGGCCACTTGCACCCCTACCTCGATTAGTACCACTCGAACAGCAGCCGGGTCTTGCAACCAAGCTGCATAGTCGATCATGTATTACCTTTCTGATAGGACTTTCTTAATTGTTTGCTGAATGAAGTCAGATGCGGAAGCAGTTCCCTTCACAGCGTCAGAGATAGTTTTTGCACCCTGAGCATTTGCGTCGAACAAAGCTGCTGTCAGGTTAGCCAGTGCTTGCGCATTAGCAGTCTGGGCATCAGCCAATTGCTGCTTCAGGTCTTTAATCTCTGCCTGTAGCTCCGACGTATCCACCGCAACAGTCCCAGTAGATGTAACCGGGGCCGAAGAGTTCGTAGCAATCGTTGTAAGGCTTGATGCCATGTTGGACGCCGTAGCGTTCAATGCATCCAGAGCTGTTACCTGATCCTGCAAAGCTGCCAATTGCTTTTCAGCGTTTGACAATTGCGTATCAGCGGATGCACCGAGTTTGTCGATGTCCGTCATGACCTGATTGTACGTATCGGTGTAAGCCTGCGAACTAGCATTGACCACACGAGAAGCATCCAGATAAGCTTGAGCCGTCGCAGAAACGTTACCTTGAGCTGTAGCGTCACCCGCTTTAGCTTTTGCTACCGTATCTTCGTATTGGCGCTGTGCTTCTAGGAATTTCTGCATCGGCGTCAGGATCGACAAATCCCCAAGAGCCAAAGAGTCTTTCAAGCTCTTCAACGCATCCCTGAATGATTTCAGGCCGTCGATTGTGTTGTTCAGCGTATCAGTCGTAGCTTTGTTAGCATCTTCTGCCGCTGACATCAGCTTGTCGTAATCCCCAGACAGTGCAAGCAACTGTCCAGCCAGCTTAGGATTGCTATTGCTCGCTTCCTCAATCAGTGATCGAAGGTTCGCACGTGTAGGTGGAAGTGCAACGCCAAGTTTTGCGAACTCAGCAGTTACGGACTTCAGCATTATAGCAGACTTCTCTTGATCTGTAAAGTATTTGTCTTGGTATGTATTGACTGCTGACTGAAGCTGCGACACTCCGCCTGCACCCTTCACCATATCCAAGTTCAAACCGTTACCGTTCAAGCCGATCAGATTCATCTGAGTACGGATGGCATCAAGAGCTTTGTACGCAGCAGTCAGTTCTTCAACGCTGCCAGTCATGTTCTTAATGATTTCCCCGATACCGGACAGGTCTTTCTGAAGGATCGTTACAGTGGTTCCACCGAAATGCTTGAAAATGTTCCCTAGCACACCGCCAAGCTGAGACTTATCCATCGTACCAATGACACGAGTCGTCGTCTCCTTGTCCAACAGGCTTTGCTTCACGATCTCTGAAGCTACATCACCCTGTTTGTTGGTCAAGTCTGCGTAATTTACAGCCGTTACACCAAGTTGTTCCAACGCATTTTTAGCTTGTTCGACACCAGAGGCAACACGGACAACCGTTTGAGCGTAACCTTCTCCGATTTGCTGGAACTGCTGCATCTGCGGGTAGACGGCTGTTGCGATCTGGTCCATTGCGCTCGACAGGACGTTGTTGATTGCGTCTGTCAGCTCTTGGCCCTTCAGGTCTTTCAGCGAGATTTTCGTAGTCTTGAGAACCACGTTATCAATCGCACGTCCGACTGCATCGCTGTTTGTACCCAATGCTCCAGCAGCACCTTTCAGTGCGTCTTCGAGGTTACTAAACACCAGACCGAACTGGGCCGAAATGTCCGAACTCAATCCTTGAGTTTGAACCGAATTGCTGCTGCTCTTCGACAGACCGAACCAGCTTGAAGAAGATGTCTTCACGTTTGCATACTGGTTGAAACCACGGCCAGCTTGCAGATCAGATACACGTCCCCCGAATTGCAACCCAGAGTCAGTGATTTCCTGCGATGATTTACCCCACAACCCGCCAAGCCATTTCACAAGTGGGGCTGTAACGCCTCCCAGCAAAACAGCAGTGCCCCAAGAAATACTACTCTTGTTGCTATACGTGTCGATCCCCATGTTTTGGCCGGTAGTAATACCACTTTGCACTGCCAGCTTCGCAAGCCCTTTCATAGAGTCTTCGATATTGTGCAGCGAATTCAGCATTCCTTGTGTCAGCGGAAGCATCATATCCGAGTTCGATTTCAGCTCAGAGATAGAATCCGTGATAGATTTCGACTTAGCGTCTGCGTCCCCAAGAACCGTACCAGTACCTTGATGCTTCTGTACGTACTCGGCGTCCATGGTCGGATCAGCTCCGTGCGTGCTTGCACCCGACATTGCGTATCCAAGCCCTGCCATCACTGCACCCATAGCCGCCACACCAGCGAATCCGCCCCATCCAGACTGTGCAAAGAATTGCGCAGCACCAGCCGCTACCGAAGCAGCGGTTTGCATCATCGTACGGGCCATCTGAGCCACGTGGAAGACTTGAGCGATACCATTCAGCACACGGTAGCCCTTCGATTGTTTGTCGAAGAATCCGCTAGCTGCTTGGGCCATGTCTCCATACTGCTTCATACGATCTTCTGCTGAAGCGTTTTCAGTGTTTTGGTATTCAAGTGTAGCTTTGAACAAATCTCCAAGCGCTGTGCCAGCAGTACCGAAAGCGTCTCCAAGCGACTTAGAAATCGTATCACCGACTTCCTGCCACATACCCTTCTGCTTGTCCGCCATTGCAGCCATTTCCTTGTCGGCTTCTGCCAGCGCTTTTTTAGCCGTTGGATCACCTTTAAGGACTGCATCTGCCCACAATGCGTTACGTTTTGTCTTTAGCTCTTCAAGCTTCTTCTGATAGTCTTCAGAAGCCTTCGTAGCAGCGGTAAAGATTCCACCAATACTGCGACCATATGACTCTGACTTAAAACCTTTCAGTGTACCTTGAAGCTCAATCAGCGTAGTGTTGAAATCGTTAGCGTCTTCCTTAACTTGTGCCGAGTTCATAGCATCTCGTTGTACTGCTTCGAAAGCTTTAACTTTTTCAGCAAGTTCAGGATACGCGTCTCCGTATTTTGCAAGATCAGCTCTAGCCTGCTCCAACGCAACACGGCCTTCTTGCGACCACTTCAATTCAGCAGCTTCTACAAACCTTCCCTGATCTTCCAGTGATTTCACTTTCAATCGTACAGAGTCTTCTTCCATCTGGCGTTGTGCTGCCAAAATGTTCTGATTCCTCATTTTCTGAGCTTGAACGTAATCAACTTCAGCCCGTTCAGCTTCAGCTTTGAATCGCTCTGCATCGGCTTGCTTGTTGGGAGTGCTTTCGGCTTTCCTTTGAGCGGCACGAGCTGCTTCAGCGGTTTTAGTAGCTGCTTCAACTTCAGCATCAGCCACTTCGTTAATCATCTGAATCTGGCCGATTTGCCCTGCCTTGAACTTTGCTTGCTCCTGTTCGCGGAAGTTAGCGAGTGCTTGGCTGGCTGCTTTGATGATGTCTTGTTGCGCAGTGATGGCCTCGTTGTACGCTGCATTCAGAGCTTTCGTATCTACCTTCCCCGACAATTGACCATCTCCGGGAGAGATGATGCGGTTCTTCTTAGCCTCTGCATCGGACCAGTCGGCGTTCTTCCCCGCAGCTCCGATAAGCCCTTCGACGGCTTTCTTTGCATTCTCGGTTTGAATAGCCACTTTACGGCTAGACTCCGCGTATGCAATGTTCGCAGACACTGCGTTAGCAATATTATCAAACAAACCCTGCTGCCCGAAAAACTTACGCTTTTCTAGCGCTGCTTTCTGCCCTTCCTCATCCAACTTCAGAATAGCTTCAGCTTTCGCTCTCTCGCTCCCCGACATCTTAGCCAAGTAATCGTCACGGACTTTCAGGAGCGCGTTCACGCCTGCTTTAGCGTCATCAATTGCTTTCTGAGAAGCTTCCCTACGCTCCTTTGCTTCCTGTGCGCGCTGTGCAGCAGCGTCAGAACCATACTTAACACGGAGATTGTACAGGCTCGTTTGTTTCTCGGTTTCCTTTTCGACTTCTTTTACGTAGTCTGTCAAATTACCTTCAGCATCCTTGTTGCTCAGGGCACGGTCTTTCGCCTGCTTATACATCTGCCAAGCGAATGTCAAAGCTGCAATGGCGACACCAATCGGACCTAGAGCTGCATTGAACGTAGCTGCTGCACCGGCTGCTGCACGAATACCAGACGCCATTTCCAAGAACTTAGCGCCTGCCATGCCGAACGCCACGTCACGGAGAAGCGCTGCATTATCGAACAGCACTTTCGTGAAATCGACAAGAAGACTGATAACGGTTTTCAGGCCGCTCTTGAATTCTTCCGAAGCAAAAGCTTCCTTTAGCGCTCGTGCGATTGCCCCGATCTGAGGTTGGATTTGCGTGAACACTTGGCTGAACGTCGTTTCAAGAGTGTTCTTTACAGACTTGAACTGGTTTTCCGTTGTCTGAGACATCGCGATAGCGGCGAGCTTGGCAGTTGCAGCAGACTCTTTGATCTGATCTTGAAGCTCAACCAGTTTGTTGTGAGTGCTATCAACTTTAGTACCGTACCTTTCGGTGTCATCGGCTGCTTGGTGTAGCAACGAAATAAGGGCCGCGCCTTCACGCAGACCTTGTTGACCGAACATCTTCACCATCGCCATGTTACGGGCTCCAGTGCTGAGCCTGTTAAACCCTTCGTCCAGCTTTTGAATCACTTCTACCAGCGGAAGCATGAAACCTTGCGCGTCACGGAAGCTGCTAATGGACATATGCATGTCCTTCAACGTCTGCGTTACTTTCTGCGTTGAGGCAGACAGGTCTTTGTATAGGTTCTTCAGGGCCGTACCAGCAGCAGTACCTTGGATGCCAAGGTTAGCCACAGCAGCAAGGCCGACAGCGATGTCCTGCAACGAAGCGCCGTATGTAGTGCCAACCGCTGCTGCTGATTTGAAAGCCCCCGAAATACTGTCAACGCTGGACATCGACGCAGCAGCGGTTTTCACGATAACGTCAGAAATGTGATCGAAACTTTCCGCCGTATATCCTAGAGCTGATCCAACCTGCACAAGCGTCTCTGCCGATTTCTCGATAGATACTTCTCCCCCGATAGCGAGGTTAAGTGCCGCACCTACGCCCTTCAGGGATTGCTCAGCATTCAAACCTGCCAGCGTCAAGGTTTTCAGCGCTTCAGCAACTTCTTTTGGACCGCTAGTTCCAGTACCAAGAGAGTTGATGGCATCAGACATCTTGACCATCTCGGTTGTCGTTGCGCCACCTAGAACGCGAATACCTTCAAGCGTTTGCTCGACATCCTTTCCAACACCGATAACGCCCTTCAGGGACGCACCTAGAGCAATACCGACACCCATACCAGCAAGGTTGCCGTACGTGACCCATAGCGCTCCTAGCGACCCCGAAAGACCACGCGCAAGCGCATGGGCCTCCGCCATAGCTTCGTTATTGACACGTGCCGACGCCGCAGCACGCGTTTGGCTCTGCGCCATACGTTCGAGAACTGCTGTCAGAGCCGTCATAGACGAAACAAGGGCTGTAGCATTTGCTACTCCACCTGACAACGTACCATTCGTGCCGACGACGGCGGTTCCCAACTTCTTTACAGCGGCTTCGGCATTGTCAGCAGACGTAGCGAGTTTATCCAATTGCTTTGCAGCAGTTTGGATACCTTGGCTCTTAACGTCTACGACAAGTTGGCTAATATCTTGTGTTGCCATTCCCGTTCCTTATAAAACGACCTTTCGGCCTATCACTCTCGTTTTTGTGCAGAAAGCATGGATGCGAATACGTCTTCCACTTTCGTCTCCACCATCTTGCGCACAACTTCGTCTTTTGCTTCTTTCGGCTCCACTTTAACATACGGAGGTTTTGCACCTTTCTTCGATGCTACCGAGTGCTCTGCTACATACGCCCTGCTAAGGTTGTAGATTGCCCTATATTCTTTAGGGGTCAAAATTCCAACCATATCGTTACATCTTGCCCACGATTCAATCTCTTGCCACGACAGACCAGACAGCCCCATTCCATTAGTGCTCGCTACCCCGGCAGAATGCAAAAGAGCTACGAGATACCCCGCTGCTTCCGATACATCGGGCATTGGAATTTCTCGTAGCTCTTGAACTGATACATCCAGCGTGTCGGGGAGTGAACCGTCTTCGGCCTTTTCCCCGGAGTCGTCCAGCGGGACAATATCACCTAATGCTGCCCGCCTTATTTGCTCCGACCGGCTGAGTTTTTGACCTTCTGGGACAGCGTTGTAGTACGCTTCCTGTCGAACAAAAAGTTCAGCCTCATCGACTGTTACTTGAAAAGCTCGATAGTACCCAGTGCTTCGTCAATCTGCGCTTTGATGAATCCGATGGAATCGTCGCCCAACATTGCACGGAATTGTGCGTCCGATTTGACCGGCTCTCCATCATACGACAGATTCTCCGAGTCGATGCAGCATGCCACCAGCAGTTCGATGCCTTCTGCTTTTTGTTCCTCAGCGTTCAGCTTCTTATTGCCGCGCTTGATGCTGCGGTTAATCATTGCGTTCACAGCTAGACGGTACTCACGCGATCCGGTTGAGGCGACGGTGACGGTGACGGGGTTAGTACCTTTCGGGTCCAGTTCGCCTTTGTCGTTCACGTACAGCGGTTCGTCGGTGAACGGGTTCTTCAGATGCAGAACAGTCGATTCCTTGATTGCTAGGCTTTTTACGTCAAACATGGTATATTCCTTTTCATGGTAGGTTGCGGCAGTTATTGCCTGTATTTTTACTAACGTAGCTCGCTACGCAGATACCAACGATTGTACACTACGTACCACACTTTGTCAAATTTTGGTATCACTACGTACTAAACTATGTTAGTAAAAAGCCGACCCGAAGGTCGGCCATCCATTACGCGGTTTGGTTCGTCGTAACGATGTCGTTGTCGATTTCAACGTCAACAGTCAGGCCGGTGATCTGGTCAACCGATCCAACTTCCAGCGTCCATCCCATCACCTGTCCGGTGAAGTAGTAGGTCGTTCCCGACTGGGTGACAACTTTGAACGCGTACGATACGTCTTGGTCCGAAGCGGCTTTGATAGCGATCTGACCATTATCCAGAATCGAATCACCCATCTTCAGTTGCAGGGTGCCGTTGTTAAACGAACCTTTACGCTTAACGGTTTGACGTGAGCCTAGCGGGTTAAACGACACTAGGTTGTACTTCTTACCGAATGAGCCAAGATCAGTTAGTTCACCGATGGCGATGTACGATGCTCCGGCGAAGGTGGCAGCGTCGTACGTGGTAGCAAGACCAGCCGGAGCGGCAGTAGGCGCCGAACCAGTGCCCGAGATGAACAGGGTTGTACCAGCACTGGTACGTACTTTTGAAACAGCCATTTGTTACTCCTTTGTTAAATTAGTTGGCAAGCAGGATGACGGTCATGCCAGTTGCACCAGTCACGGTGATGGCACCTGTACCTGCTAGGTATGCTGCGTGCGAATCAAGCGTTACGAACACCGAAGCGCCTGCTGCTACCGGAACTGATAGACCGGCACTCAAGTCAACAGTCGTACCACCAGCACCCGGAATTGGGTAAGCCGCCGATGGGGCAGTACCTTTGATAACAGCCGTCAGTGCACCGGCAGTGTTGTTGTGTAGCTCAAGCACTTGTCCAGTATTCGGCACGTACGTGAACGTATCCGATGCTGATGCGGTGATACGGGTAGCAGTTACCTTAGCGCCGCGATTAGTTGTAGTGATAGCACCCATTTATTTTCCTTCGAAGAAAAGTTGTTATGATTCAATTCGGTAGTTGCCACGAACGGGGACGAATGCGTACCCGTCGATAATGCTCCCACGTGACCAACTCAAGGGCTGTTCAATGCTGACTGTCCCCGTCTTTGGTAGTACAGGGAAAAGCGATACAATGCTTTGACCAATCGCTTCCACTTCTCCCATTCCTTTTCCAGCTTCGGCGTAGCAATTCACTTGGAACATTCCTAGTTCACGCACACCATCTGCTGATACTGTCCGCAACTTACTGTCCGAACCGAGCATATACACTTCTAGGTAGGGACCACTTGCGGGCTTAGTAAAATTCACGCCCTCAAAGGCGACTGGGATCGGCGGAATTTGCGCTTCAGCCCATGTGTTAATTCTTGTTTCGATTTCTGATCGCGCTGTCATTATGGCCTCTTATATTTCGGTGCGACTTTGATAAAGGCTTTAGCGATCATTGCGTAAGGGCCGATGCGTCCAGTCCACTCAGGAGCGGGCCATCCGGCATACTCGGCACGGAAGCCATACGGAGTTGAGTTCGATAGGCTAACGCTTCCATCCTTACCTACGAAGCCCGTATAAGCCCGTAGAGACGCGATCTGCGTTAGGCTGGACATTCCATCCTTACTGGCCGACGCTTCGTTGTACGACGCGTTATATGTCCCACCTGTGCCTCCGTACCAGTTGTTCTTCAGGATACCCTTGTCAACTGGCGTACCGTTCACTACTTCAGTGAACAACTCGGCCGCTATGTCGATGATCTTGTTGCTTACCTCTTGCTTGACCTTTGCGTTATGGAGCCTAATAGAGTCAGCGAATCCCATTAGGCCCTCGCGTAAATCTCGTACAGGTAGCTCTTCGTCCCAGACGGGTTATGGTCTTTTACAACCTTCACTACCCATTTCTTCCCTTCGAACAGGAGGCAATCTACCTCTGCACGCGGAAGCGGTGAGTCTTCGCTCGGCTGAACGAAAATCCATTTATCCCCTGTTTGGATCGTTGTTCCTGCTTTGGTCAACAGTCCTAGAGACTTCTGAATGTAGTCTTGAGCAATAATTCGCACTGGGTACTCGGTAACGCTTGAGATTGTAGTGGAGGTTTCTGGATCGTACGTAGATTCACCAGAGTCCACTACCAGCGTTGCGTCCCCGCCGAACCGAGCCATCATCGAATAAACGGTTCTGATTAGCGGGTCAACCATTAGTAGAACCTTCCGATAGTACTAAACGGATCGTTAGGAATTGTGCTTGGCGGCAGAGCCATCAAATGCATATCCTGCGATTGCGTTGTCGTGATGTAGTTGTTATTCCAATCCTTCTGGAATTGCACAAGAGGCAATTCAACCTCTTGCCCGAATTCGTTCTTAATCGTTGGAACGTATGGCATCGGAGCGATGTCCATGAAGTTCGGATTAAGGATCGTAGCTTTAACGAATGCAAGGTAGTTGTTGAACCACTCTGAACCGAACACTTCGATCTGCGCTAGTTTCTGGTGCGTCTGGGATGTCAGCATCGCCAGAATATATTGTGCTACCAGAACGCTCGCTTTCGGGAGGTTGTTATTCGTGTCCTGCAATGCCGAGATATAAACCGAATCAGGCATCAACGGAAGATCGGAGAAATCACCGACCCGGAGGCGCATCTTACCTACGGGTGTTGTTGGATCAAGAAGTGCCATGATATTCCTTTCAATGTTATCTATGAAGGCTAGGTACGGAATTAACCGTTTGACATGGAACGTAACCTTCATAGATAACAGACCCCGAAGGGTCTGTCTTCAAGCATTAGTTGCTTGTGGTAGCCTTCACAACCATCAGTGGCTTCAGCAGCGCGTTGATGAAGTTCGACTCCGATTCGATGGTGTAGGCAGTGCCGTTCGGTGCCATCGTTTCGAACACGTAGACTTGTTCACCCAGCGTATTCACCAGACCGAAACGGTTAGCTGGCGAGAAGTACGTCTTGAAGAAGTCCGTACCAGTCGGCACGAAGTACGCATCAGCAGCCGGGATCAGACGGTTGCCGTTGTAGGCATCACGCATTTCGATGAACGTAACGCCCATGAACTCCCACGTACGACGCATTCCGATTGCGCTACCGTCTGCTGACTGACGACGACGCAGCGGTTCGCTGGTCGAAGTGTAGTATTGGTAGGCTTGCTTAACTACCTGGTGGGTAATCAGCTTTTGGAAGAACGTAGTACCGCACAGAGCGACGACACCCGTGTAGTTCACTTGACCGCTGTTATCCTGAATCTGTGCCAGAACAGTTTCGATCATTGTCGAAATCTCAGTGGTCGAAGTACCCAGCAGGAAGTCAACAGCAGCAGGACGAGCCCCGCCAGTCATTTCCTGATACCAGTCTTGCGACACAGTACCGTTCGGAGCGTACACAGTGCCCGATACGATTGCCTGCGCACGAGCTGCTTCCAGCGTCCATGCGTGGTTTTGACGGATACGAGCCAGCTTACGAGCACGCACTAGGTCCAGCGTTTCAGCTTCCGAAGCCGATCCGTAGGCGCGCTTACCTTGGATGTCTTGCGGATAGATCGCATCTTCGTATGGGAAGTGCGGAACGGTGAACGAGTGCATCTTGCGCTGTTGGTCACGGCCCACGCTTGCACGGTCGCCGCGAACGCGGTCAACGATCAGTTGGCCGTCTTTGATGATTTCTTCGAACACAACCACGTGTTCAGCAACCGATTCCTCTTGGAAGATACCCAGTTGGCCTAGCAGACCCCACTGGTTCGGAACGGTGTTTACTTCTTGGGTCCAGTCAACGACGCTGAAGCCGTTACCAAAATCGCGAACGATCATTTGTTATTCCTTTACTTGGTTAATTAGAACGAGGCTTCAACGAGGATGTTGACTGCTTTAAGAGCATCGTATGCTGCCTGCTTCTGCGTGGTCGTAGAGAACGACGCGTCCAGTTTCAGAGCCTCTTTAGCGACGATTACTTTGCCGCGCGTCAGGGCCAGAACAGGAGTATCGGTAGCTGCCACGAGGGTAGTGTCAACGATGGCACCCATCTTACCGTCACCGAGATAGATAGCAGCAGGGGTTTGTGAGCCATCAACCGCAGTGCGGACGCAGACGATGTATTTTCCGGTGGCAGTCACTTTGCCTAGAACAGTACCCAGCGTGTAAGTAGGAGTACCGGCTTCGTTAGCGGTGATGACATCAGTGTGGAACTCAAAACGCTCCGGAGTGTCGCTCATTTTTACAAGCGAACCGAAACGAGAGTATTGGCCTTCAGTTGCGAAAACTGGCATGTTACATTCCTTTATGGATTAGTTGGATTGGTTATGATCGATGGTCTTCAGGTAGTCCATCACACGCGAGCCACTGGTTTCAGTAGCAAGCGCTACAGCGTCGGTTGAACCTTCAACTCCGACTTCGTTGAATGCCGCAGACTTTGCTTCGGTATTCAGTTTGTTTGACATAGCTCCTACAGCTACATCAAACGCTGCGTCGTCCAGAGTTGCCAGCGCTGCTTGTAGGCTGGTGGCTTGCTCTGTGCCGACCACTTCTGCCAGTTTTGCAGTACGAGCTGCAACCTTTGCTTCGGCCGCTGCTTTTTCCTGAGCAGCTTTGAATTCTGTAGCAGCATTAACCAGAGCGGTCAATTCAGCGATCTTCGAATCCTTGTCTGCCAGTTCTGCAACCTTGCCGTTCAGTTGATCCGTCAGAGCGGTAACAGTGGCTTGCAGCGCTGCTACTTGGTCTGTAAGACTAGCGCTCGCGCTAGGCACTTCAGTTACGGCGTCTGCCATCGTTTCAATTCCTTCTTGTGTGGTTTCTGCTTGCGCAGCGTCGGGCGATTTCCCGAACATCCGTTTGAGTACGTCTTTCAAAATGGCTCCTTATTGCGATAGATATTCAGCGAACTGTTCGTTGGTCATGATCGAGTTAATCAGTCCCATCGATAGCGCTTTGTTAGCCCGGAACATCGAAGCCTCTGTAGACCTGATTTCCTCTTCCGAAAGTCCCGTGTATTTGGATACGTGGGTTACGAATTCGCCGTAAAGTTCATTCACACTCTCTTGTAGAGATTCAATGAACTCGTCTCGGAAATCACCATTTGCATCGAACGGAATCTTATTAGCTCCCGCTGTTACGAACGTACGTGTCAGTCCTTCTTGTTCAAGCTGCTTGCTGTTGTTCATCAGGGCGATAAGAACTCCGATGCTCCCGACTTGGCCTTGAGGATGGCAAACAACCTCGTCCGACAATACGCACAAAGCGTAAGCGGCGGATGCTGCGCAATCCTGTACGTACGAAATCAGGTAGACATCGTTATCGTCAGCCATTTTGCGGAGTGCGTCTGCGGTTTGGAAGCAATTGAATGCCTCTCCGCCGCCAGAGCTAATATCGAAGACGACTTTTTTACAGCCCATCCCGATAAGTTCGTCCATCTGATTCAACAGTCCGGCGTAGCTTGTACCAGTTGCACCACAAAGGGATTCGACTGGTTTGTTAGTCAGGCTTCCGTGGATGTTGATTAGTCCAACCTTGCCAACATTAGAAGGTTTATCAAGGTCGGCTGAAACAGTTTCTACTTGTGCCAGCATCCCAGTGTTGCGGAGGTCCAGATACGAAGTAATCGCACTGAACGCTTCCGCAGAAATGAGATGCGGCTTGTTGTACAGATCGGATGTCAATCTGCGAACAGGCCGTTGCATTGTCATGTTGTGTTCCTTATCCTGTGTTGTCACGATTTCTCGCTGACTTATCCTGCTTGCTGGACTTGCCACCGATATCTGCCGTACCTTCGCCGGATTTACCTGCTGCCATGCCATCGCCGGAGCGGCTTGCGTTACCCGTCAGATTTTCTTTATCGACTGGTTCGTCAACAGGTAGGGGCTCAACGCCAAGGACTTCGCGAGTTTTATTCAGGATTGGTCGGTCAATTTCAACAAGACCGACAGATGCCGCACGTTGCAGGGCTTTCGACCATGCTTCGCTATCGACTTCATTAACGTCACCAAACTCAAATGTTGGCAGACGATCTTGGTTCCAACCATTCAATGCGAAGATTTGAGCTACCAGATCGTTGTTAAGAACGTCGCGGATTTCATTCAGTCTGTGTTCGATTGCCATTTTGCAGAGAACGCTAGCTTCCTCTTGCTCTGCCGTCAGCACTTTCGTTGACAGGGCTGTAAGGATGTCGTTTTGCAATCCGGTGATGATCGAAGGGATGTCGAATTTGTTGTGGCCTTTTGCTTCCATCAACGTGAATTCGAACTGCTTATTCCCACCTTCATCCAGTACCAGCGGCATCACTAGAGAGCGCTGCTTACCATCCGCAATCGCTTGAGCTGCATTCAGGTACGCTTGGTACACTGCGCGCTCCGAATCGCTTGCGTCGTTCGCCATGAATTTTGGCGGGATGTAGATTACCGGGACAGAGGCAATGTCTTTCGATACACCAAGCATCAACTGGTCTTTAAGCAGTGTTAGCTGCTTATACGGCAGGTACACCGACTTCAAAATCGACTTACCTTCCGGGTTGCCTTTCACGCTATCAGCAGAGAACAACATGAACTTCGCACGGTCGATTGTAATCAGTCCGTTCGGATCAGCAAGATTCATAAACCGTGCCGAGTTTTCCATATTCTTTATACTCTGCCCGACACTCAACAACTCACGACCGTCTTCGGAGAAATTCCAGTGACGAATCGTATCTTGAGGACGTGTTGCGATCTTACGTAGCCCTACCAAACCATCATTATACTTGCTCCCGTTCCTTGTCAGGCGTCGGCGAAATACTTTTTCTTGAATGGAGAAGCCGTATTCGAGATACGTTACCACTTCCGCCATAAATTGGGGCCACGACCCTTCCATATCAGACATACAGCTTTCAACAAATGCTGCACGCTGTTTGTCAGTCTCAGTAGCGTTATCTGGCGGAGCCACGTGCCACTGAACGCCTGTAATCATCATTCGATAGATACCAAGCGATGCTGCAATTGTCGGGTCGGTCTTCATTTCCGTAACAGTCTTTAGGAACTCTGGGAATCGGAAGACTCGATTCTGTTCCTCAAGGATTCGACCACTCATGGTCGTCAGGCCGGAGAAACCAACCTCACTCAAACTGATACGTGGGATTACTGCTGAAGGATCGGCGTTCAAACCAGCGCCGCTATCAGCTTGTGGCTTTTGGTCTGCCATAGTGCTCCTTCTTTACTGTATATGCGTGATTGTACACTACGTACCCTTATTTGTCAACTTTTTGCCACACTACCTATTTACTTGCTTACGATAGTATGGTAGGAACTGGACTCGGCCTTGACAAATCAGGTACAACGAAGTCAGGGATGTTCCCGTTCTTCGCTAGGTAGTTGAATGCGTCCGCACAGGCGTCAACCTGATCGTTCTTTTCGTTCCTGATACCTTGGAAGTGTTCAAGCTCAACGAAGAAGTCTTCGTTCCAGTCTCCGCGTACAACGTCTACCAATCCGGCCTCTGCCAAAGAACAGAACGGCAGGAAGCGTTGCATCTTGCTCGTGTGCCCCGAAATCGGGATACCCTTCACAGTGATGCCCTCTTCTGCCAGCTCCTTCGTGAAGAACTGCGTAGCAGCCTTACCACCGCCGTTATCCTTCGGGATCGTCACCGGGACGTTCAGCCCGTCCTCTTGGTGCGCAGTTTCGATGATTCCTTTCACAACGCCGTCCGTCAGCTTTTGGAATCGCTTGACATGCTCCACTACGTACCGCCCTGCTTTCGTGCGGCTCATCCGCACGCCAGCGGTCCAGTCTGGGTCGGGATACGTTTCGCTCGGAATAGAGTGAGCCAAGTCCCATGAGCGGACGCGTCCTGTAACTTCGACAGGGGCGTGTTCAACCATCGTTACCCAGCTACGGTTGAAGTTGCTGTTACCTTCAGGAACAGCAGTCCAAGAGCCGTGCAAAAATCGCAACTGAGATACACGTGTACCTGCCTTCAGCTTAGCCAGATATCCGGGGTTATTCTTCAACAATACCGGGTTAGAGAACACGTCCATCGGAATGAAGCGGAATGACGTAGGATGGTAGTCCTTAGCTTTGTCCATACCATGACCATGCTTTTCAAACAGGTCATCATAACTTTCACCCCATACGATATTACCGTTTAGCTGCATGAACCAGCGTGTAATATCTTCAGTCCCCGGTTTTGGTACGCCTGTGTCCGGGTCGAGGCAGTATTTCACGAATTCATACAGCCAGCTATTACGGTTCGGGTTGCAGGTAATAATCATTCCTAGCTTACCCTTGTAACGCGCGCCCCGAATACGCTCTTGTAGTGCAAGAATGTCTTCTAGTTTGAATTCGGCGCCCTCGTCTACAATGATGTTGGTTGCCTGCCAACCCTGTACCTCTTGTTTATCTGCTGGCATAGCAACGAACTTAATGACAGCGCCGTTTGGGAAGTGCCATTCAAGGGGTTGCAGTTTGAATTCAGCGCCGAATTGCTTGTAGAGGTACTTCGATTCGTCCACAAGGCCACCGACAGCTTTTAGCACTGGGTACGTCAGACGTACGATTAGCACGCGAGCTGCCGGGTCGGTCATGCAAAAGTTAAGCGCTTTCAGAAGTGCCAGATACGACTTACCGCCTCCGGCACCACCACCGATCAACAGCATATCGGTAGTATTATCCGTCAACACCATCCGCTGCTTTTCAGAGCATGGCCCTAGAACCAATTGTTCTTCTTCGTACGCCTGCTCTACGCTTTCCGGGATTGGCTTCTTTTTAGCCATGCTCTTACTCCTTATTTCGTGATGTCCTGTGTGAACAGGTACACGTCTTTATCTAACGTAAGGACACGTCCGTACGAGTCCGTCATCTGAACATCGTAGTAGAAGTACCCTACTTGGTTTGCTTGATCCGCTGTCGGGGAAAATTCAACAATCCCCGTTTCCGGGGTGTTGATTACTCCGTCCAATTGATATACCTGAGTAGATGTATCAACCGGGTCAGGAACGGTACTAATTGTCATTTTGAACGTGCACCCGGTAAGGTTCACTACACCCCGCGTTTTTGCGTTAGTGACTGTGAAACTATCCGGGGCTGTATCTCCACGAATACGTGTGATTTGCATATCGTCCTTAGTTAAGTTTCAGTTTGAAAGGGACATCATTAAACGTCAGTTTGTACGGAGATAGGACCAACGTAATCGAGAACTTGTCTCCAGAAGCCGTATAATGCAAACCTCCTTCCGTGACGCCAGATACAGTTGAACGTCCTTCCGAATTCCCGAACGTAGATGCTACAGATGCAGCGAGTGCTTGCACTTGTGCTGCTGATATTGAGATACCACCAGTGCTGTAGATAGCAACGGACAAACCTCCAACGTTCGCAAGGCCAGTTGCTGCGCCAGAAGCGCAAGCCAAAATAACCCCGCCAGCAGCTGCCGACGATGCCCCGCCTGTGTTTGCGTTCGCTGTAGCCAAAGCTGTAACGTTTCCTGTTCCGGACGCAGACCCGTTCGAACTAGCTGTTACGCTATTGGTTGATGCTCCAACGGCCGTAACTGTTGCGCTACCTACAGCATTTGCAATTGCATTGTAGAAAGCGCTTGCGATTGCTGCCGCATTTGATGTTCCAACTGCTGTTCCATCCGCCGACCCATCGGCCGGTCCCATAGATGAACCGCCGCCACCTGACGAAGATGACCCAGCTGAAGCTCCGGCAACTGGAGCAAGTGCTACACCGCCACCAGAGTTTGAAGCAGAGCCAAAGCTTTCTGCGGACACACGCCAAATGGCATAAGCGTTACCGGACACACTTGCAGTACTTGTGCTTGATCCGTCTGACGTAAAGACGCTTACGCTGCTTGCACTGTCATTACTTGTACCGGACGCTGCTGCGTTTGTATAGAACAGCACGATATTTGCAGCGTCAAGCGAGCTTGTCCCGTTCGATGCTCCATTTGACGGGAACACAGATGTCGAAGCTCCTGCTGCACCAGCAATCGCTGTACTAGAGCCATACGCATTGAAAATAGCATTAGCTGCCGCCGTCAGATTACTCGTACCAATTGACGACCCGTCTGCGGAAAAGATGCCTCCCGCTGCTGCAATGTAATCCGTATCGTAATGTTCATCTTCTGCACTGGCAAAAATCTGCCAAGGATTAGCCTCCCACGCGGCCTGTTCAGCAGCACTTAGCGCCCTGTTCCAGATCGCAAGGAAACTTACCCCAGAAAGAAATCCACGAGCGCCATCACCTTTATTCAACACGTAGGGAAGAATAGTTGTGGACGCCGGAAGACCAATAGTATTCGTAGAACTACTAAATGCCGGTCCTTGTGTGCCTCCACTATTGCGGAACGTTACCGTTGACGAATTAACCGACATCGACATTCTCCCGCCCTGCGTAATGCTGGATCGGTTAAAAGTTACAGACGTACTAGCATTGCTAACCACCAATTGACCCTGCGACAGCACGACAGTGAATTGCGCAGTACCTTGCCCGTCGTTACGATTACCATATAGCAATTGACCGCCAGCAGAGTTCAAGATTGGGCTGCAAATCCACGCAATAGTGTAAGGACTTCCTACGATAGCGTCTCTAACACTCGCCGGAAGAGAAATAGCAGCGTTAGCGGAGTATGCGTTTACTGCTACCCCTCGTCCGTTAGGATCAGTTGTTCGTGCAAATGTTGACGGACTGATCTGCGTCTGTACGTGACCTGATGCAGAGACAGGAACAGTTAGGTCACTTGTTGCAAACACAATGCCTTGGCACAGCGGATTTGTTTTATCAAGCTGCGCACGCCCTGACGGCTGGTGTCGCATCCCCGGCATATTAAACTCCTGTCACGGCCTGAAGAGCTGCTTCTACGGTAACTGCATTAGTTGCGTTACCGTAAGCAATTGCCCTTACATACATAGCACCCCTATCAAGGATAAAAGCTCCACTGTATGCGCTACTAGCAGTGACATCGCCAGCCACAGCATAATAGTCGTACCAAGTGCTGTTATCTGGGGAAATTTGAAACTGAATCGTACATGCCACCGTAGGAGCTGACGAACCATTAGTAATACGCCAAGTAAGTTCGCCTCCGTAATACGTAGTGCAATCATATGCCGTACCAGTTACACCCGGCGACGCCTTGGTTGTGCCAGCGGCACAAGACGTTCCCGCCGCGATAATAACCTTATTCGATTTTGTGATTGCCATTATTTCATACTCCCGTCAGGGTTATAAAGAACTTCTGCCACTTCCCCTTGAGATACTGGGTCGGCTACCCTGCAAAGAGCAATCAGCTTGTCAGCTTGCGCTTGGTTCAAAATGGACGGCACAAATGCTTGAATTGTTGCCACTACTAACGGATCGCTACCAATTAGACGGCCTTGATCTAGAAGAGGGATTACGTACTTAAAACGCTGATCGCTGTGTAATGCGTCGAGCAGCGTGTTTGCGGTCGCCAAATCTCCGATTGCAGTGATAATAGTCCCGTTGCCAATCGTCAGGCCGCTAGCTTTTGTCCTACCTTCGCTAACTACCTCCGCAATTGCATGGCAATCACGGCTGGCAATCAGTTCAGCAGAGCATTTCGCAAGGATTTCTTCTTTCGTGATTGCCATGTTTAATTAGTCCTCTGTAACGAGTCCAGCAGCTGTCGTAATACGCGGCTGCACGCCAATGTTCATTATAATGTTGGGTGTTAGCGTTCCGCTGTATAGAAGCTTACCTGCACCAGACGACGACGTTCCTACACCGAAGTGTGTAAGGTTGCCTCCCGGCGACGCGGTGCACTGGCCGAAGTCAGCGTTCGCTGCAAGATTTACAGAGTTGGCTGAGACAGTGAATCCAGACGATGAACGGGCGACGGCGACGCGAGCATAGCCGGTGTACGCAGTTTCGTTAGTAGCTTGTGTTCCTGTTTCGCCCGGATCAGACGTATGAAGCGACAGGTAAAGACTACCCGCTGTCGTGCTAGGCACGATACCAGTTGCGTCACCAATAAGGGATGTTCCAACATTATTAAAGACCAGTTTCAGGAGGTCATTTTCCCATGTATCCGACTTGCTCATTTTGTTCCTTTAAGGTAGTATGTAAGCTTTTAAAAAGCTATGTGAGAAGCTGCCCCAACCTCGTTGGTGGGGCAGCAGTCTTGGCACACGTGGGATCGGTTTAATGTTGCCATTAATTTTCCCACGTGTTATTAATACTGCGGATTTCCTAGCTGATTCCATGATGGGTCAGCAGCCATTAAAATCTCTGCTTCGGGCCAGTAGTGCAGGCCATCTTGTGTAGACAGTCCTACGTAAACTGAATCGCCGGGGTTGATAGCTGTTGTTTGGCTTTGACTAATAGTCACTTGAGTAGGAGAGACGTAAGCTACAATTTCTGCGCCGAAGTTATTAGACGACGCAAATAGAGAGCGTCCAACATCAGCAGATGTGAAATCATTATTAGTCGATGTAACAGTAGTACTATTGGCAGAAACAGTGATATCTGTTAGAACTCGCCCAGACAGTGGTTTGATAATGCCAGAGTTCCGTGCTGTCTCCACAGCATCCGCTGTTTCGAAATATCCCGCCATCGCGTTGTTGAGCGTCAGCGTGCCATTTCGAATCGCGTCGTTGAGTGCACTACGGTAAGACGCGTTCGACGTTGGAGTCTGCCCAGCCGTATCCGTAAATCTATTAGTGCTAGTAGCCCTCGGCGTGATGGTCTGCCGGAAATATGGCTTCGTCGGGCCAAGCAACGCACGCATCGTATTAATGTCATTTGAGAAGCTAGCCACACTGAGATTGACGCCCGTGCCCAAATCATTGATGCCGTATTCGTCAATAATAATGTCGCATCGGTCGGCCAGTGCCTTACGGATAGTGTACGCTCCAGCTTGGGTCACATTGAAGTAGCTATCACCTGATACTGCACCGTTAATGCAGGCCATACGTGCACCGACAGCTCGTTGTGCTTCGCCTGTACGTCCTTTCGGATCAACGTGTCCATAGACCCCTTGTGTTTTTCGCTGACGGCTGTCCCCCATTAGGAATGCTGATAGCTTGGTTGAGATATCCCTAATAGCCACTGGACGGAAAGACCATCCCGGAGAGCCAACGCCGCCTGACACCATTCCACCTACCATCGTGTAATCGGTCAAGGCAGACGTTGAAGCCTTCGTTACCTCACCGGATGCAGTCGTATAATAAAAATTAAGTCCGTCATCGTAGTACGCCTTGTTCGTTGACGTATAGTGCAAATTCACCCATACCCAGAAAGTTGCGCCGTCTGGAATCGAGGCTAGAAGAGTGTTTGCATCACTCGACAAGATTGAAGTGCCATCGATTGTTGCACTCACCGATCCATTATACGTGAGCCTAGTAAACGTCCCTGCTGGGTATTCAACCGATGAGGAAATTAGTGTTGCGACGCTAGATACGCCATTTTCGGTAGAACCATTCGGGTAGGCCAGCGTCCACTCGACCACAGGCTTTGTGATCACGTCATGCGCGATGTGTGCGGACCGGCACTGCAAATAAGTCAACTGAGAACTGGTGCTGTAGAAGTTCGGTAGCGCACCACGATCTGTCACTGGACGTAGTGCCGGGGCTACACGAACGGTAGCTCCGGCAGCAGGGGGCGGTAGGTAAGTTACGGGAACAGCCCCAATAATATACCCCATGTCCGAGATTTTCACGGTGTAAGTAGAACCGCTCGATACTTCACTTCCAAACGGCACTGCTGCTCCCCCGGACGCTGGTGTTCTGGTGAACTTGAACGTCCCAGAACCTTTCAGATAAGCTCCTGTTATGACACCACCGGGAGCACTGTTGCCCGTGACGTGTAGATCACTTCCGACATTGGCTCCGAACTTTAATAGGTCAGCAAGCCGCGTCATTGCTTCACCCACATAGATTCTGCCGTTAGCTGGCCGTTTGTAAAGGTGTAAGTCTTCTTGTAGTAGTTACCAGCTAGATCGGGTCCACGAGTCTCTGATTGGAGATTGCTGCTTGTGTCGTAGGTGTACGACACAGAAAGGGAATCAGGACTGAAAGCAAACTGCCCAGATTGGTCGTATGCAAACGGAATGAACGCAGGAACGTATCCGCTTGCAATGTCGACAAGTTTTGGTGTCATTTAATGCTCCTTAGTTATACTTCTTCTGAAACACAAAAAAAGCCCGTATCGTTAGACACGGGCTACCTTAGAGGGCATACGCGGAATCGAATCGAACGCTCCACAGCAAGGGTTGGAACCTCGCTCGCCAGCCTTGGTACATGCGCGTATATAGCGTTGGCACCCAGCCTTGGTAACGCTCCAAGCCACCTACTTTCAAAGAGTAGTATCTGCCCTTGTCGATTTGCCGGGAATTGTTCTTGGTAGTCCTACTGTGGATCGAACACAGATTAGTGGATTATCGGTCCACCGTTTTAACCAGTTAAACTACGGGACTATTCGTGTCGATCTTTCTCGACCTGTCATGTACGTTAGTACCATCACGCCGTTCTTCGTGTGCACACAAATCTACGGCCAACCTATAGTCTGCTTTAACGCTTAAGAAGCAGCAACGTAGCAAGCCCCTTACGGGTACTCTGGCGGAGACTGGGTAGAGTCGAACTCCCAAGGCTATTTCTAGCTCGCACGGCTTTCAAGGCCGGTTCCGTCGCCAATCGGATTGAGTCTCCATGTTCGTGCCATTTAGTCCGATAATGGCGAAGAGTTGTTTTTACTTAGCTACCGCCCTCAAGCGCTTGGTGACGGAAACGCTTACCACGTTCAGCGAAAATTTACTCTGGCGGAAGATTGACATCCCGACTGCCATGCGCTCGACACGCACCAAAGCTTTAGCAAAGCCCGCCAGCGCCCCGGCTGGTTAATCTTCCATATAATCTGCTACCTACGTGGCTCCCCTTCCGCGAATGCCCTGTCAATTCAGGGTGAAGGTAAGTAGCAGATTATATGGCACGTAATGATGGAGTCGAACCACCCAGCCAGCGTTCGTAGCGCCAGAGCCGATATCCCTCGGATCACGTATTGTCTTGGACGCCGCAATTGGATTTTAACCAATCTCCCAAGCTTTGCAGGCAAGTACATAGTCACTCTGCCATGCGGCGGTTCATTGAGCGTGGCACGCAGCAGCCGTTATTAGCCGTAGCTTTGTGTTGTTCCACGCTTCTACTCTGGTGGACCAGTGGAGAATCGAACTCCGATCAGCGCTCCGTGCAAGGGAGGCCAGCGTAACCTACGCTCCAGCCCATATCTTGGTACTTGGTGTTGGATTCGAACCAACGACTATCACCTTGTAAGGATGATTTTCTACCGCTGAATTAACCAAGCATTGTTTTGGAGTTCCATGCCGGATTTGAACCGAGCCTGCGCGACTTGAAAGGACGCTGACCTCAACCAGAAGTCGAATGGAACACTGTATGGTGCGTGCAGAAGGAATTGAACCTCCACCGGGTCGAGCCCACTACTGATTTACAGTCAGCGCCGACTTAACCAATATTCGGCTTACACGCGTTGTTCGTCTGGTGCGGAATGAAGGTATCGAACCTTCATCTCTGGGTTTTCAGGCCAGCGCTAAGACCTCATCAGCTACTTCCGCATTAAATTCACTTACGCATACGCCGTTCGCTCGCTAGGCGCCGTATTTCGCCGGTAGCTAGTCGGCGGTAGCTGGATTCCACTTCCGTTACCATTGGGACTCGAACCCCCGTACTAGGAACCCACGTATGAGTAAATAAATTTGGTGTGACGCTGGGTTTCGATCCCATTCCTGCTGTTTCACAGACAGCAATGCTCCCATTACACTATCGTCACCATTGTACTGCTTGGTATGCAAGGCCGGATTCGAACCGACAAAAGCGTAGGGTTTGAGCCTACTGGCTGTACCGATTTACCCAAGCCACTCGCACGTTGTAATGTGGGACCGCTCTACCGACTGAGCTACGCTAGACCACTTAAGGTTTTAAGCGGCAGGAATCGAACCTGCGACGACATCCCTGACTGGTAGGCAAGGTGGGACTCGAACCCACAAAATCTACTTTCTAAGAGTAGCACGTAAACCAATTCCGTCACTTGCCCAATGTTCGTGGTACGATTACTGACAGGTACGTACCAACCTGAGTTTTACGAAACTAACGTAGCGAAGCTCTGTTACGAGCTGCTGTTCCTTGTCGGGGAACTTGGAGCGG